CCATACAGGTCACGCGAAGACAGCCGGCCATACAAGTGATGAAGGATCATGCCATCACCGAGGTAAATGGCGGCATGGTTAGGCACTAGATTGCCCGCGCGGATGACCATAAGGACCATATCGCCCTTGCGAATGTCCGCGCGCGCCACCGTGGCAAAGCCGGCCGCCTGAAGGTGATCGCGGTACAGGTCGGACTTCCCATCGTTCCACCATCCATCGGGCCGCGGTGGGTTCGGAAGATCCAGCCCCCATTCCCGCGCATACCAATCGCGGCAGAGCGACCAACAGTCGAGGACGCCATGGTGAAAGGTGCGGCCGACCAGCGGGGCGACGTAGCCTGACGGCTCAATGGTCGTCGAATCCGCTATTGCAGGCACATCTCCGTCGCCTTTCATGACCGATACGATGTGCCAGGGCAGCCCGTGCGCCTCGCACCCGACACGATCTGCCTGGCTTGCGCGCGACGGCACGCCGGGATGGCTATGCACCACCGCAACGATCTCGCCAACGTCGTCTGCCTCGGCGTGGTCCTCGGGAGACAGGATGAAGTGCTCGCTGGGCGTCTCGGCAACGTTGCGGCAGGGCCAGTATCTCTCGATACCTTTCACGATCACCACCAAGCCACAGGCCTCGCGCGGGTAGTCCGCAAGCGCATGCGCGTGGATGGCTGCCATTGCCTCCGGCGTCATGACTTGATCAACGATGCCGCTGGGTAACCACCATAAGGCAATTCGCCATTCATGCCGAAGCGCAGCTGGCAGGAAACGAGCCGGCCGCCACAAACGTCCTGGGCAGGATCATTGGTAGGCGTGTCATCTGCCTTGGCGACTGCCGGGCCCGTATAGCCACAGTACTTGCCGCGATAGCCGCCACGCGCCAGCCAGCTGCACACACCGGCAATGATCTGCCTGCTCGGCAATTGGCGATTGTTGAAATCCAGCGCGCTCGATAGCTCCCACTGCATCACCTCGGACGTTTCGCTCGATCGCCGTTCGATGAACCAGCTATCGAGCCCGATCTCCTGCGTCGGGTCTGCGGTCGGGTTGCCGCTGGGGAAGTTGGCCGCGTCGAGATACTTGCCGAGCGTGCGGTGGCGAATGATCTTTGCGCCGACGAGATCCTGGTACTGCTGACACAGCGCCGTCATGTAGCCACCCACGTTGCCGGCAGAAAGTATCGGCGTGCTTGGCTGATTCGGGTCGGTCGCGAAGCCTTCGGTCTGGAATGGCCAGGGCGAATACTCGTTGCCCTGCCAGTAAATCGGGCCGACCTTGGTGTAACCGTGGAAATACAGGACCGCGCCGGCGAGCTTCGTCAGGTCGAGCTGGAACAGCTCCACCCACGCGCCCGGCTCCAGAGTCTGGATATCTGCGAAAATCGTCATGGCGCGAACTTCTCCTGAAAGGTTGCGGTTACGGTGTAAATCCCGCTGGCCTCATTGATCGTCCAGCCGGCGGCGGGAACCATGTAAAGGCCTTGGGTACCGAGGAATGGCGTCCAGAAGAACCGCTGGCCGATGTGCGATCGGAAGAAATCGACAATCGCCTGCATCTCGGTCGCGGTGCCCGCGAAAGTGAGCGGCCAGGACTGCGTTTCAGGATTGATGCCGTCGCTAACGTCTTGCGAATAGCCGTCGCCAAATTGGGCCGACAGCAGAGACAGCGCCGACGTGCCCGTGGCATTCGTCAGGGGCTTCCAGGTGAATGTATCGGTCATTGGCCGGCTCCTACGCGCACGCCGCCGCGCCACAGCATTCCGCCGGGGCGCATTTCCGAGTTGATGGCTTGCAGAGCAACCTGTTTCATCAGCGACACGAACTGACGCTGGCCGTCGCTCGCATTGCCCGACGATTTGTCACTGACGGTCGATGATCCGTCGCTGCTGAACGTGATCTGCTGGATGAACTGCACCCCGCCACCGCTACCGGATGCGGCAACGCCCAGGCGCCCGTCCGAACCGCGCTTGAGCGGCATGATCGCCTCGGGGCCGGCTTCACCAAACACACCAGCGCCTGCGGCAAACTTGAACAGGTGCGGCGAGTCATAAACGCCACCGCTATATGCGCTGAGGCTCGGGCTGGAATAAGCGCCGCCCTTCGCGTTGAAGGTGAAACTACTGATGTCGCTAGCCACGCCCTGACCGGCAAAGGAACCGGCGCCACTGGTTGCAGCGCCTGTGCTACCGAATGTTCCGATCCCGAAATAGGAAAGAATGCCGCTCACCGCTTGCTGCTCGGCAAGCTTGAGCGCGATCTTCTCGATGTCTTCCAGCACGGAAATTGCGAAGCTGTGGAAGCTGAGCTTGCCCGTGTTGAGCGCGGTCACCAGTGAATCGGTGAACTGATCGAATGCATTGGTGGTGGCCGTGGCCACGGCGCCAGCGACGTTGGTAGCCTGGTCCGCCCAGTTGGCATAGCCACTAGCAAGCCCATTTTCCCAATCTTGGCGCGCTGCGTTCTGCCGCTGGTAGCCGACCGTGATGATGGCGACCTTTCGATCCGTGGCCGCTTGCAGCGCCGCTACATCAGCATCGTATTCGTCCTGCGTAATGCCGCCGGATTCACCGCGCTTGCCGGCCTGCCTTTTGAGCGCCAGATCTTCGAGCTTGCTGGCCTGATCGACCAAGGCTTGATTTATTTTTTGTTGCTGCTGGTATTCGCGGTCGCCCATGCCGATGTGAGCAACATCGGCGTCCATCTGGGCCTGCAGAGCATCGTTGGATTTGTCCAGAGCCGCGGCATAGGCGTTGATGGCCTGGGTGCGCTTATCGTCTGCCGCCTTCTGCTGGCCGGATAGGTCGATACTCTTGGCGATCGCGTCCTGTTCGATCTTCGAGGCCTGCGCCGTTAGGTCAGCGATCTGACCATCCAGCTTGATGCGCTCGGCGCCGATGGCCTTGCGCGTCTGTAGGCGATTGATCTCGGCCTGAATGACAGTGACCTCGTCGCCCTCGGCCTTCCAGAGCAGCGCGCTGGATTGCTGGTAGTAATCGTCCTCGCCGACGGTGCCGTTCTTGCGGTCGGTGTCGAGGTTCTTCTGACTGTTTTTGTACGCATCCTCGATGGCCTTCAGGTTGTCCTGGAAGGCTTTGACCTGCGCGGCCTCGTCGGCATTGGTCGCGCCAGCATCCTGGCGCTTGATCGCCGCGTTATAGGCTTCCTTGGCCTTCTCGATCTGTTCTGAGTACTCGGCCTGGATGCGCGAGATCTGCGCCGGGTCGACCACGCCATAAAGCGCCGCGAGGCGGTCGGCATTGGCCTTGGCGATTGAGTTGTCCAGCGCCTGCTTAGGCGTCGCGAAGGAAGCCAGGCGCTGCTGTGCGGCGACGGCCGCCTGGTTAGCTTGCGCGTTGAGCGACTGGTTGACATCGTTGAGGCCGGCGTCGAACTGCTGCTGCCGCAGGCTCTGCAGCTGCTGCTGAAGGCGCGCGACCTCGGCGCTGTTGTTCGACTGCACCAGGTTGCCCTGGCGGTCGACGCGCGGCGTGCTGAGTTTGCTGATCTGCGCCTGCACGCTGGCTACCTGGTCGGCGAGCGTGTCAGGCTTGCCGACGTTCTTCACCGCGTTCCAGGCGGCGTTCCACTCGTCGCGCACCCAGTGCGCCGACTTCACGATCCAGCCGGCGTTGTCCTCGACCTCCTGGGCACGCTGGGCCATCGCGGAGCCAAGCGCCTGCTCGGCGAGCCGCGCGGCCTCCTGGGTGCGCCCCTGCTCCTGCAGCGCCTCGATCTGGGCGAACTGCGATGCCGTCAGGACGTGATACTGCTCATTGAGCTTGGCGATGGTGTCCGCCGGCGCCGAGCCGATCGATTCGATCTGCTGGACCGTCTGCTGGATGCTCTCGCCGGTGGCCGTGGCGAAGTTGACGGCATCGCGCGCCAATCCCGACAACCCGGCGCCAGACACTTCGCCCGATGCGGCGAACAACTCGACCGCCTTGCGCGCATTGGTCCACTGGCCGGTCGACTGGCCGAGCTGCGTCGCCATCTGGTCAAGGGCGGCCGTGCTGACGCCGACCACCCCGCCGGTCGAGTACACGGCCTTGTTGAGGGTGTCGATTTCCTCGCTGCCGGTGACCGCGGCAATACCCAGGCCGATGACCGCGCCAGCCGCGACAGCGATCGCGGCGCCCAGCGGCGTCATCAATGCCGTGATCAGCCCGGAACGGCTGGCCAGGGTGGCGAGCGAACCCTCAAGGTTGCCGAAATTGCCCTGCGCCAGTTCGCCGATCATCCGGCTGATTTCCTGGCGCGCGGCGGCCGAGCTCAGGCTGAAGTGGCTTACGGCAGCGTCGGCGGCGCCGATCCCATCGCGCGCCTTGTTGAGCTTGAGCAGGTACGCGTCAAAATCGTCTTGGCTGATCGTGCCCTTGCTGCGCGCCGCGCGCAGTTGGGCCTCCATCGTGTCCAGGCGCTCATAGGCCGCGACAGTCGGGTCGATCTTGCCCAGCAGATCCTGCAGGGCGGCCGATTCCGCCTGCGCTGCTGCGGCGGCCGCCTTTTGAGCTGCGGCGGCGCCATTGGTCGCGGCCTGTTCGCGCTCACGTGCGACATTGACAGCCGCGAGATCCTGGAGTGCCTGCTGCTGGGCAGCACGTTCCTCGGGCGACAGCGACGCGGCAGCACCTCGCGCCGACTGCTGGATGGGCTGCTGCTGGCTGGCAAAGCCCGCGGCGGCGACCGCCTTGAAGCGGGCGTCGTCCTCGGCGGCCTGCTGCGCGAGTGCGGCGAGCGATGCCCGCGCGGCATCGCTCTTGGCCTGCATGTCGACCAGCGCCTGGTTG